CTATCTTTTGCTTTTATATAACCTTCTTTCATTTGTATTTTTTTTTATAGTTCTAAGTTATGGTGATTAGTTATTTGTTTTCTAAAATCTTCATCTGTAAGAAATAAATGTATAGCTCTATCTGCTAATTTTTGAAACGAAAATTTACGTCTTACACATTCAACTTTAAATTCTTCAAATAAATCACTTTTTATTTTAACACTTGTAAGTGTCATATCTTTTTTTGCACTCATATTAATTTTATTTATTTATATTTATCTATACATATATGCAGATTATAAACTTTTACCAACTGCGTTACATAATTCTTTATCTTCTTTAAATGGACAAAAAGTACAATTCCATTTAGAGGGTTTGGGGAAATATTTTTTATCTTTATATCCATTTTTATTAAAAACTGTTTCTATAAATTTATTTAATGATTTTGTCGCTTTATTTGTTTTATTTCTTCCTGAAGCTGGTCTAAATTCTTGTATTCTTTTTTGGGGATAATCCCCACCAACATAGACTTTTCTTCTTGTAATTAAAAATTCAATATCAATACTCTTTTCTGGGATACCAAACTGTTCTGAAAAGAATTTTTTATATAATATTAGTTGGAATTGTTTATCTTCATTTTTTTTCATTTTATCATTCCATCCTTTAGTACTTGTTTTTATATCAATAATTTTAAATGTATCTGTGGGTTCATGATATAATACAACATCTAAATAACCTTGATATATAACGTTTTTATACGCATTATTAGGTGTTATAACAATAGGAACTTCACATCCTACTAAATACCAACCTTTTTTACTAAAATAAGCAGAACGTTTTTTTGTAATAAAATTTAAAATTTCTTTTCCATCTTCATAAAATTCCCTTAATTCCTCACTTGAACTAAAATGTTGATTATTACTTTTTTTATATTGTTGAGCGTAATCTTCTCTTAATTTATTTTCAAATATTTCTAATATATTTTCTCTATCTGCTGCTGCACCACTTTGCTCATACATTACTGTTAAATAATGTTGTAAAGTTTCATGAATAGCATTCCCAAATACTGTGTGAATACTAGGAGAATAAATTTTGTGTCCGTCTCTATACTGTAGAGCCCACTTATGAGGACAACTGTTAAACATCGATAATTGAGAATAAGAAATATGGTTTTGATAACCATAATTTATTTCTTCACATTTATGATTTTGTATTTTTTTTACAATTGTAGGTGTTTTTCTTGCCAAAACTTATTTTTTCCATTTATTTCTAATAACTAATAAAGCAATAATACCATAATTAGCAATATCTATAAAACTATCTATTATTCCCTCTCCTTCTACGTAATTTTTTCCTGTTTTTAATAAATTTTTTAATCTATTAATTTTATCATTACAACGCAACCAAACTCCAGTTAATGATAATTTTTTATCTTCTTCATCTTCTAATGAAGAACCTAAAGCTATATTTCCTAAACCATAATCCATCATTTTTTTAGCAAATAAATCATATTGTTCATTTTGAATTTTTTTAAATTCTTTAGCTAATGTTGGGTATGTTTTTTCAAAATCTTTTATATGACTCATATTAATTTTAATAATTTTTTAACTTCTTTATCATCATTTCCTACATGTTTTAATATAGTTTCTATTTTATTTTTAGGCGATAATGTAATATAATTATCTGCCTCTTCAAAACTACACTCATAATATTTTGCTATAGGTTTTAATATTTCTTTAGGTCTTTTTTTTATTTTAGATTTAATGTATCTTAAAAACATTTTTTTCTTAGGTAACATTTCACAATAAAAATTATAAATACCTTTTTTATCCGTTGGGTGAAATTTTTGTGCTATATTAGCTATTTCAATATAATTTTGATTCATTGATACAAATCTATGTACCATATAAGCATTAAAATTGTCCCAAGCTTCTTCCTTAAATTTATTTGTGGGTGACTTAATAAAGGTTAATTCATTAAGCCACTCAAAAATATTTTTAGGCATCATGAAGTTGATCTTTTAATTCTTCTCTTAAATCTTCAGGGCAAGTTCCTCTTAAAATTTTCATCGTATCTGGATCGTAAAATACTGGTATTGGTAGTAGGGCGTCTTTGTCCGTTCCTGCTACAAATTTAGAAACTTTACGAAGTAATACTCCCTGTTGCCATAATTTTCCACCACTAGGTGTTTCAACTCCTGTTGTGTTTTTTAAGTCTACATTTGGTCCTTGTGGATTTTGTTGATCTTGTTGCATAATAATTAATTTTAAATAATTTGTGGTTTAATTGTTTCAATAATTTTAGACATTAAAGCCATACAATTGACTTCTTTGTCTATTCTAAAATTCGATTGGTATGAATATTCATTTATGTAATATGCTATCATACCTTCCTTTCCAGGAGCATATACATTACTGTTATCATATAGATAACGATAAAAACCTTCGAAGTCATTTACATTAGAATCTGTTATAATTTGTCTAATTGTTCTCCAATTTGGTTTTTTATTTTTTAATTCAGTAAGTACTTTATTCATGTAGTTACTTTCTACTAATGCTGTTGTATCTAAATTTAATTCATCATCTGTTGTAGATATTTGTATAGTATTAAGCATTTTACGTACATCAGGATAATTACTATCAACTACTGATATTACATCAGATGAGTCAAATGATATATCTTCTTTTATTAATACTTTTACTAAATGTTTTATTATATCTTCTTTAGAAGGTGGAACGATTTTTAATGTTTGACATCTACTTTGAATAGGATCAATTATACGTTCTACATAATTACAAGTTAATATAAATCTAGTTGAACGTGAAAATGTTTCAATTACATTTCTTAATGACGCTTGAGCCATTATAGTAAGGAAATCAGCTTCATCTAATATAACAACTTTTATACTTTTAAAGGAAGCAGTACTAGCAAAACCAGCTACTTTATCTCTAATAGTTTCAATACCTCTTTCATCAGAAGCATTAATATAAAGATAATCACAATTAATATTTTTAACAATTAATTTTGCTAATGTTGTTTTACCTGTTCCTGCTGGCCCATAAAACAATAAATTTTGTATATCATTTTGTTCTATGTATTTTTGAATAGTATTTTTAATACTTTTATTACCTATATAATTTTCTAATCTTGTAGGTCTGTATTTTTCAACTAATAAACTATGTTCTTTCATAACCTTAATATAATAACTTTTATTTAAAAATCCAACTTAAGCTCCTTGTTTAAAATCCCCATACATACCATATGTTTTTGGAGCTTCTGGTATGATTTCTTCCTCATGTGTTGCAATAGCGTATAATTTACTGTCTAAAGGTGCTAATCTAAATTCACATTTATTTCCAGTTGTTTGAAAAAATGCTTCTAATGCATCAGTTAATGATTCATGTACTACTTTTTTCTTATCATCTACTAGAATCCACTTGTCTCCAGGTGGTACTCTAGTAGCAATAAGTTTATTATGTTCTGTTATCTTTGTACTCATATTACATTCCCATCATTGGATTAATATTTGTTTCATTTTCTTCTTTAGGTTCATTTACTACTACACATTCAGTAAGTAATACTGTTCCTGCTACTGCAGCTGCATTTTCTAATGCAATTCTAGCTACTTTAGTTGGATCAATAATACCTTTTTCTTTAAAGTTAATTATACCTCCCTCTTTTACATCAACACCATTCCAAACTTCTCCATTTAAACCTACTTTTTTAATTCTTTCATTATCCCACCCAGCATTTGTAAGTATTTGTTCAAATGGTTTACCACATGCGTCATAAACAATGTGTGAACCTATATTATCATATGGAGATTCCATACAAGCTTCTCGAGCACGCAATAAAGCTGTTCCTCCCCCAGGAATGATTCCTTCTTCGATTGCTGCTTTAGTAGCATGTAAGGCATCTTCAACTCTATCTTTTTTTTCATTCATTTCAACTTCACTAAATCCTCCTACATGAATAATAGCTACTCCTCCTGCTAATTTAGCTAATCTTTCTTGCAATTTTTCTGCTTCAAAAGGTGTTGTTGATTTATCTATTTGGTGTTGAATTTCACTCATTCTAGTTTCAACATCATCTTCTTTTCCTTTACCATCTATAATTGTTGTTTTTTCTTTTGAAATAGTTACAGTACGAGCTTGACCAAACCACTCCCAAGAGAATTTATCAAGTTTCATCCCTTTATCTTTATCAAAAACTTGTCCACCTGTTATAGTAGCTATATCTTCTAATATTAATTTTCGTCTTTCACCAAAATCAGGTGCTTTTACAGCACAAACTTTAATAGTACCTCTAGCTTTATTAACAATAAGTGTAGCTAAAGCTTCACTATCTACATCTTCTGCTATTATAAGTAAAGATTTATTAGTATTAGATACTGCTTCTAAAATAGGTAATAACTCTTTAACTTGGGTTAGTTTTTGATTTAAAACTAAGACATAAGGATCTTCTAAAGTACAAGTCATAGTATTATTATTAGTAACAAAATAATGAGACTTATAACCTCTATCAAATTGTAAACCCTCAACAGTTTCTAAATAAGTTTCTCCTGTTTTAGATTCTTCAATATGAACAACACCATCATGGCCTACTTTATCTAAAGCTGTCGAAATTAAATTACCAATTTCAGGATCATTATTTGCTGAAATTGTTGCTATTTGATTTATTTGTTCTTCATCTGATATATCTTCTGATATTTCTTCTTTAAGGTATCTAGTTATTTCTTTAACAGATTTATCTATATCTCTTTTAATTTGAACTGCATTTTCACCTAAAGCTAAATGTGATAAACCATTTTTAATCATTTCTCTAGCTAATAAAGTAGATGTTGTAGTACCATCTCCTGCTTTATCTGCTGTTTTTACAGACGCTTCCCTAACTAAATCAACTCCTAAATTTTCAACTGGGTCTGATGATGCGATATGTTTTGCTACTGTAACTCCATCTTTAGTTGATTGGGGTGATTCCCCATTACTTTTTTCTATAACTACATTTCTCCCATTAGGACCTAATGTTGAAACTACAGCATCAGCTAATAAGTTAATACCTTTTACTAATTGTTCCCTTCCTTCGGAACCAAATTCTATAATTTTACTCATTTTTTAAGATTTTATTTTTGCTAATAATTGATTTTCGGGACCTACATAATATTCTTCTCCATCATGTTCTAATTTAGTAAATCCTTGAGTAGGTAATATTACTATTTCACCTACTTTAGTTGAAGTTTCAATAAAAGTTCCTGATATTGTATGTACCCCAGGACCTACTGCTACTACTTCTCCATGCTCATTTTTGTCTTTTCCCATATCAGGGACTACTATTGAACCATATTTTTCTTCTTCTGCTTCAATAGGTTTAACAATAACTGCGTTAAATAATGCTTCTAATTTCATAATTGATTAAATTCTGTTAATTTTTCTAAATCTGTTCTTATTTTATTCCATTCATTAATATACTCTTCTATAGAATTATATTTTTTATCTACTACATTTAATTTAGCTTTCATAATAGCTCTAAGAGCAGAGCCGAAATCTGAATAATGTCCTAAAGGTTTTGTATATTCTTCACCTCCATTTCCATTTTGTGTATATTTTGGATCTGGGGTTATTTTCTCATATGCTGTGTAGCAATGGGAATCTTTTCCTATATAATAGGGTTCTAATTGAGGATCATTTATAATTGTCATATAACTTTATTTTTAATTAATATAAACTTTTTTATTTAAAAAACCAACCTTAGGGCGAACTTAGGTTAGTTAATTTTTAAAACTTTTGGCTTTGCTTCATCTGCAAATGGGACTGATACTATCAATAACCCATCATAAAAATTAGCTTTTGCCTTACTTAAATTGAACTTCGTTCCTACTTTATATCCTAAATGAAAGGAACGCTTTGCAATCCCTTTATGTATATAATTTCGGGATTGAGGATCAGGAGTTTTCTCCTTATCATAATTAAAGACAATCATATCACCTTCAAGTTTGATTTCGATGGCTTCTTTAGGAATACCTGTGCAAGCTAACTCAAAAGTTAAACCTGAATCGTCTTCATAAATGTCTATTGGAAATTGTTGTTTAGCGTCCACTGCTGGGACAAATGTTTGATTTGTGTCGAAAAAATTTCGAAATAATAGATCAAATGGATGTAATGATCTTTCTAAAAATTGTGTACTCATATCACTTTAAATTTATGCTGTCGTTAAGATCAGCTCGTTAATAATTAATATAAAAAACTTACGCCCTAAGGTCAATTTATTATACATATGTTGAATCTTCTTTTCTTACCATATAATAAACAGAATTTATATCTTCAGTAGTAAATTCTAATTTCATAAATCCTTCTTCAGATATTGAAATTTTACCTGATTCTAAATCTTTATTAGAATTTAATATTTCTTTAAATAAATCAGAGTTAAATGGTAATTTTATATCTTGCCCAATTGTTATTTCTTCTGCAATAGTATATCTAATTTTATTTGAATAATTTCCTATATCCCCAAATGAAAATTCTACTACTTTACCTCTATCTTCATCTTCAATAGTAGTAATCATCATATCACTTATACCAGACAATGCATTTTTTGCTTTAATTAAATTATCTACAACTTCAGAATTTAAATCAATTATAACATCATAATTTTCAGGAAAATTAATTGTTCCTCTTTTAGGAATTAATAATGAATCTGCTAAATTATAAGCTACATTAAATGAAGAATCTTCAATATAAAGTTTAGAATATACTTTATGATTTTTTTCTAAAGTTAACAATAAATCTCCATTTGTAACTGATATAAGTTTATTTAGTTGACTTGTATCAAATATAGCTAATTCACTATCTTCAACTGGTGAGTGTTTACATTCAATATCCCCAGCTAAATCTTTATTATCAGACACAAAACATATATCTAATTTACCATTTTCAGTAACCCATTTTACAGATTGGGTTAAACCATTTAAATGATATTTTGAAATTATTGATTGTAACTTTTGTTTATTTATCATATTTAAAAATTAAAAAACTTTTGTTTGTAAGGATTTAAATTTAATTGCCATTCTAAATCATTATAAAATCCTTCTAATTTATTTAATAATATACTTTCAAATGCTTTTTCTCTATCAGCATATTCATCCATGAATATACGAATCTTTTCAGGAAGATCCCAGCTTAGGAAAGCAATAGATTCAATTTTATATGGATTATCTTTTAAATAAATCCATTTAATTTTACTACCTTGAGTAATATAATTATGTTTATTATTTAATTTCCAAAATTTAAGTAAATCATTATAAACTATAGATGCTTTAACTGCAGCTGGGGCTCCTTTACCAATAGTAGAAAATATTTCTCCACCATGGGCTTTACGTTCTGTATATTTATTTAATTTTTTTACTGCTTGAGGGTTGCCTATTTCTTCTAATGGTATTTCTTTATTTAAAATTCTTTTTTTAAATTCTAGCAATTGTTTATCTATTTCTGTTTTAGGAACTCCTTTTAGTACTTGTTCTAAACAATGTTTAAAAAATTTACCAAATACTGGAGGGAAATTAGCTTTTTTAAATTCTAAACCTTTAATATCAAGTGTTTCTTTTTTTATACCTTCTTGTTTTGTAATCCATTGAGCATATCTTCTAGTAGCCCTAAAATAAGCTGATCTTATTACACACTCAGTTTTCATTTCTAACCTATGTGAATTAACATTAAAACATTCTTTAGCTAATCTATCATAATCTTTTGTTATAATATCTTGATATTTAAGTGCTTCTTTTTCTAATACACTATCTTTTTCCTCTTCAGACATTTCATCAAAATTAGGATATAAATGTCTTAATAAAGGCTCTGCATTAAAATAATTAGAGTCTGTATCTACATAAGCACAATAATTTGTATCATCAGGATCACATATCCACCAAGGTGTATCTTCTAAATGTTTCATAAGCAACTAAAATATCTTTCTCCTCTATCACATAAAATTGTAATAGCATGTTTTTTATTATTATCTCTTAACCATTCAAATGAAGCTTTTACATTTGCTCCAGCTGATATTCCTACAAATAGTCCATATCTTAAAGCTAAATATCTACTTATCTTTTTTGCGCATTCTGTATGCACTGTTTTTATTTCGTCTACGAAATCTAGATTTACTAGGAATTTGCTTCCATCTCCTATTCCCTGTATCCCATGAAGACCTGGTTGATTTCCTGACATGACTGCACTCTCCTCCGGCTCGACGGCAATAATCTTCATACCATTCCAATGTTCTTTTAATCTTTGTCCGCAACCCATTAAAGTTCCTCCTGTGCCTGTACCTAAAATAAAGGCGTCTGGCTTCATAGTGTTTTTCCATTGTTTTATTATTTCTTTTCCTGTATTATGATAATGGGCTTCAATATTTAAAATGTTGTGAAATTGATTACAATTAAACCAACCCATTTTTTCACACATTTCATCTCTTAATTCAATTGCTCCATCAAAATCACCTTCATCTACCTCAATTAATCTAGCTCCATAAAATTTTAACATTTGTTTTCTTTCATCAGACATATTAGAAGGCATAATTATATACATTTTATATCCTCTTTCAGCTGCTAACATTGCAAATGCAATTCCCGTATTACCAGACGTTGCTTCACATAATGTATCACCTTTTTTTATTAAACCTGCCATTGCTGCATGATCAATAATGTAAGTAGCCATTCTATCTTTTACACTACCCCCAGGATTCATAAATTCTGCTTTGCCCCAAACAGTTAAACCTGCAAATTCAATTGGGATTAAAGGTGTATTTCCTACGTGATCACTTAATTTCATTCTTAATAATTTTATTCATATGTCTATTAGCGCATAAAGCACTTTCTTGTATAATTCGTTGACCACTTAAAGTAATCGCTTCAGATAAAATTACATTACCATATCTAAAAGATCCTAATGCTGTAGCGCCATATAATGAATTTAATAAAATTTTCATTGTATATTGTTTCATATGAAAAGCAGCTCCTAATTCTTCATTACCTGATTTGTATGCTTCTTTCATTTTATTTTTATATTCAACTCTTTCATCAAACCATTTATCTAAAATAGTTGCTAGTACAGAACGACGATTTGTATTAAACATAACTCCATTTGCAGACACTGCTAAATCATTTTCTTCAATCATTCTAATTAATCTACCTACATTAACTTTAGTTCTATTTCGTTTAGTATTTTCAACTAATAATTCTTCATCATAATCTCTACATTTTAAATCATTTAATCCTAAACGATTATTTCTATCATCTACATCTATAATTCTACCTACCATTGTTTCTTTTCCTATATTAATAGTCATAATAATTGAAGGATATAGTGATGTTAAATCTTCATCAAACATATATTTATATAATCCTGCTTTAGGACAAAATAAATAACCTCCTGCATATCCTTTTTTCTGTATAGGATTTTTATCTTTAGCTGGGGGTATAATATCTTGATTTAATAAATAAGCTGATATAGCTCCATCTTGTGTTTTTGTATTGGCATAAACTTCACTATAATTATGTTTTCCTTTATGAGATAGATTTTTAGTTAAAGCTAAATAATCTAATTTTTCATCTAATACTTTAAGTATTTCAACATCACGAAAATTATACTGTATAAATTTATGAATATCAGTTTTATATAAATCATCTAAATTTCCTTCATATTCAATTTTATTTATTCCAGCATATTTTTCTCCAATTGCATCTAATCTCATTGAAGGTTCATCAGCCCAACTATATTTTTTATGTAAACGCATATAATCTAAAGACTCAACTCCACAAATTTGTACATACTGATCTTTAAACCAAGGTGTTTCTCTAACATAACCTATAGGAGATAAAAATCTTGCTAAATCTTCTCCTAAAACATTACAAATTCTATAATATAAATAAGGTATATCAAAATAATCACTATTCCATCCTACTAAAATGTCAGGATCTATTTCTCTCATTTTTTCAAGCCATTTACTTAAAAGATCTGATTCTGTAGTACATGGGATAATTTCTTTTGTTTTAAATTTTTGATGTTTTAATTCTTTTTTTTCATCTAAAATTAAAATTCCCCATAAATCTACTTGTTTATCATACCAAGCAATTGATGTAACTTTTTTAGGTGCTGATTTAATGTATTCTTCTGTTAAAGCATCCCCCATTTCTGTCTCAATATCAAAAAATACTTCTCTATGGGTTACAGATGGAGTATCATTTATTCCATATTTTTCAATTAAAAATTTTTGATATGGAGTCATATCCCCAAAATGAACTTTTTGATCATCAGGTTTCCAAAATGATGTTTTCTTTAATGCTTCACCATTTAAGCCTGTATGAGTTGCATCTTCATTAGAGCATTCTATATATGCTTTATTTTCCCACTCTAATTTTTCATAACCATTATCAGTCCAAAGATGAATTTGAAAATTATTACCTTTAAGACGTCTTGCAAAACACTTTTTATACATTTATTTTATTTAATCACCAAAAGGTGCGTTATCAAAATCCTCTGCTGTTGAATCTTCTGTTGGTAATTCTTCTTTTTTAAAGAATTGTTTTAAATTAGGTTTAAAATAATTAATTGATTTCATTACTTTTCTATCTCGTGAACGATAAACTACATATCTGTCTCCTATAGCTTCATAATGACACTCTTCTTTTTGTTCATTGCTTCGAACTGTAACAGTATCTATTGCTTCTTGTTCTGTGGCGCATGATTTAGACATATTTGATGCTTGGACTTCTTGGTAAGCATTCCAAATATGACCTTTTAAACCATGAAGCATAGTTCCATTTCCCAAAGAAACATAAGTAATATCACATAAAGCATCTAATATTTCTACTATATCTCCTTTTTCACAAGCTTCTTTATACTCTTGTAATTCCTCCATAATAAAATCATAAACAAACATCCATTCCTTTTTTTCAGGTATAGTAGGTTTATAATTATTAGGTTTACCCATTGTAGAATTAAATTCTTCTACTTCATTTACAAAAGGTACTGTCCAATATTTAGGACCTAGTGGGTGTTTTTGTTTTATTTCTATTATTTCTAAATCTTCTTGATTTTCTTTAAATTCTGTTTTATTATTTGTCATAATTTTTAAATTTGATGTCCTCCGTTATTAATTTTTATTGAATCAAAAAACTCTTTTCGAGATAAATTGTCATTTTCTCTAAATACTCCTGATGCTTTAGTTGTGACCATACTAGCTCCACTATGTTTTACTCCTCTACAACTAACACAATTATGTGTTGCTACTATAGTTACAATAACACCTTTATTACCTTCAGTAATTTTAGATACAGCATTATGGATAGCTGATGTTAATTGTTCTTGTATGGCTCCTCTACGTCCAAATAGTTCTACTATTCTATTTAATTTACTTAATCCAACTACTTGACCTTTTTCTCCTGCTACATAACCAATATGTACTACACCTTTAATTGTTTGATGATGGTGTGAACACATTGATGTTAAAGGTATATTTCTTTCTATTACAATACCATCATAACCATCTGATGGAAAAGAAGTAATAGGTGACATAGCTGTATATCTACCTGCCCATAAATCATTTACATATGCTTTAGCTACACGTCTTGGGGTATCAGATGAATTAGGATCATTTTTCCAATCACATTTTAAAGCGTCTAAAAACTTACCATAAGCTTTTTCAGCTTTATCAATCATTTTATTTTTTTCTTTGTCCGTAAGAGGAAAACCTTCAGCTACACCATTAGCAAAACCTACTTTTACAACCTCTAAATCTATATCTTTGTTTTTTTCTTTCATATTTTATAAATTTCTTCTAAATTTCTATTAAAACCTTTATCATCATCCATCCCATATCCTACATACCAATCATCTAAATTTTCCACATCGAATATACGAAGAGTATCAGAAAAATCCACATTTTGTTTATAAATAGCTGTTATAGTATTTATACTTTTTATATCAGTTTCAGTTCCATCTCTTAGGGGTTGATTTAAATATTCTACTATAGCTTTCATAGTATTTCCTGAGTCTAATATATCATCCACTATGTAGATATGTTTTTTATCTGGATTTTCCCATATTCCTTGGCTTACTCCTACTTTTTCAACTTGAAATCTACCTTTATAGGAAGAACAACGAAGAAAATCTATCTCTATGTCTACTTTTATTTCTTTTAATAAATCACTAAAAAACATAAAACCTCCTCGTAAAACACATATCATTAGTATAGGAGTTGGGTCATCTTTATGTTTTTCATTAATTGTATTAGCAATTTTTGTAATACCTTCTTTAATTTGATTTTTTGTTAAAACTATTTCCATTATTTTTTAAAAACTTTTTTCTTTCCTCCATCATAAGTGTAAGCATGACCTTCGGATATTAATGTTTCATTTATATTATATTGTTTTCCTTCTTTATCAGTAATAAAAATTTCACCTAAAACTCTTCCATATTTTCCAACACCATAAGATTTTAATCTAAAATATCCTGATTTAGAACTAATTTCCATTAATAATTCTTTATTTCTAGCTTTAGCTTCAAGACCTTTTGCTTTTTCTTCAAGATCTCTTGTTCTACTTTCCCAAGTATCAATTCCACTATATCTAATTCGTTTTTTAACCCAGATGTTGAACCCAACATCAATAAGAGCATCAATAGTATCACCATCAACTACTCTTTCTAGTTTACCTCTGTAAATGTATTTATCCATTATTTTTCTTTTATTATTTTTCTTAATTTATCTATTAATTCTAGAACCTCATCAGGTTCCATAGTTACAGCACAACAAACACTAACATTATCTTCTATTTCTTGTAATATTTCTAATGCTTCATCCATTACACACCTCTTTCTGTATCGTACGCTATAATGTGATCTCTACCTGTCATATTGTAACCATGTTCTGCTACCATTTCAAATACTTTTGGATACATTTCAGTTAATGTTTCTCTAGTATCTCCTGCGGGCATAACATATGTTTTATCTTTAGGAACACCCAATTCAATTCTATATGCTTCAATTTCTTTTAAATTTTCATCTGTTCCATCCCATACAGGTTTAAAATGGTAATCGTCATGATATTCAATCATTTTTTTAATTGCATCTGTATTTTGTCTTTTCCTATTATGAATTTTAATCATTCTTTCGTCAACAACTTTTCCAGCAGGTGTAATAGCCCCAATAACAGGCACGGAATTGCTAAACTTAGGACTAATAGAAAGAAGCCCAATGGGAAAATCAGTTTCAATATAATGAGATCCTTCAGTCTCAATAGTAATAAGTATATTTCTTTCATTTGCAAATATTGTTAATTCATTAACTAAAGCAGGATGCATTGTTGGTGATCCACCTGTTAACATCATTTCTTTTACATGGGGATTTTCATCATAGATTTTTATAATATCATTAAATGAAAATGTTCCTTTTTCTGGGTGGATACTTGTATACCAAGAATCACACCAACCTCCTTCTCCAAAGAAACATCTATGTGTACATCCTGTTGTTCTAACAGCAATAGTAGGTCTTCCAAATCTACTGCCTTCAGATTGTACACATCTATAAACTTCTAATATAGGGAGAATTTTATCGTAGTCTTCTATTCTTTTACGCATATTGTTAATTTTTTTAAGTGGTTTTACAGTCACTATTTATTATAACTATTTACCTTTTTTGTTTTTACCTCTTTTTTTCTTTTTTATTTCTCTTTGAACTTCAATTTGAGGGTTATCTATTTTATATTGAATTCTAGCTCTTTGTTTTTTAGCCCCTATACCTTTACCTAAACGCTTATCTAAATCAGCTATTTGTTGTTCAGGAGTTAGTTGAGCCCAATATTCATTTCGTGCTATTGCTTCTGTATTTTTATTTTTTGTGTATTTTATATCACTCATATAATAATTTTTAGACCATTAAGTAAATTATTTATTCTTTTTTATTAATTTAACTTGTTCATGTATAGCTCTAAATACTTCTTCTTCTTTTTTATTCATTTTACGATGAACTCTATCAAACCTGGTATCTAGATCTCTTAGAACTTTATCTAATTCAACTTCTTGTTCTCTAACTTGGTGATTTATTTCAGTGTGAATACCACCTATTTCTAAAGATAAAGAACCTACTTTACCTCTCAAATTACGAACAGTAGAAACTAAATACACAAGTGTACTTAAAGTCCCTACGGATAATATCGTAATCAGCACTGTTTTTAAAATTTCATTTTCCATAAGCATTTTTTTTATACCTAATGGTCTAAAAATTATATTTTTTCATATTATATTTCTGTATAAATTGATGAATTTCTGTCAGCTTCCCAACATTCTACTTTTACTACCTTTACTCTACCGCCACCTGTCAATGCTAGTCGTTTATTGAAATGATCAAAAACTAATTTTGCACAAGCTTCAGCACCCATTTTATCCATTACTCTTAAATGACATATACCTAATTCTTCCAACATTTGAAATGATTCTAATTGAGGATCATCTTTTTCAATTAATGTGGTATGATCCCACATATAATTCATCCAATCTTTTAATCCATTTCCTGGTGTTGGTTCTGCATCTGTTGATTTAAATCCACCATAGTCCATTATCCAATTCATTTCATCCAATTGTTTTTCTTCTAATGGTTCTACTGATTCAAACCACACTTTAAATTTTAATGCATACCCATGCAATAATTCACAATGAGAATGAGCTGCTTTCCATTGTCTTAATGCTACTGAGTAATTATCAAATAATTTTGTTGATTGATATTTTGCCATATTTATTTATCCTATAAAATTTGTAACAGTATTCATATCGTGTTTACCCACTAACCTATTTAACTCATTTCCATTGTTATCTGTTAATACTATAGTAGGAACACTTTTAACATTATATTGCCCAACAAAAGATGTATCATAATCAATATTTATTTTTCTAACAGGGATACCTTTTTGTGCTGCTACCGAATCAACAATAGGTCCAAATAATTTACAAGGTTCGCACCAGGGTGCACTAAAATATAAAATTCCTTTATTCATAATAATTTTTTTTTAATTTATTTATACTAATTCTTCAATTATACCTACAAGTTCACTTAAAACTAATACAATAGTAGCAGAAATAAGATCTATAGGTATTAAAACATAACCAGCAATTCTAATTGTTGATTTTATAAAACTAATAATTCGATGCCATTTTTGATTTGGGGCACCTTCCATTTCACTTTTTACTTCTTCTAGTCTTGCTAGAATTTTATTTTGATCTCCAAATCCTTTGGCTTCCATAATTTCTTTACTTGACATATTTAATAATTTTTTAATAATTTTTCTACATGATTTTTAGCTACATCCCAACCATCTATGTATGTTACAGGATCTTTTCTTCCTAATTTTAAAAATGCTTCTATTCTTTCTACAGAAGATGCTGACTTATAATCAGAGTGTCCTTCTAAATTAGGTTTATATGATGTGTTAGTTCTTTTATAAACTTCATTAAAATCTACACCTAACTGCTTACAACAATGTTCACCATCTAATAATATATCAAATTTATCTCCATTTAAATAAGGAGTATAATATGTTACTTTATCAGCATCCCAGTTACCCTCTAAAAATGCTTTATAATCTGCATCTCTAAATTCTTGTCTACAATCAGGATAAATTGCATGATCCCCTGCATGAATACCCATTGCAATTTTTACTTCACAATTCATTTCATTTGCAATTGATAAAGCTATAGATTGGACAATAGATGAAAACATTTTATTTCTATTAGGTACAACAGTATCTTTCATATTTTCTTCTTCATAATGACCTTCAGGAACTTCATCACCTCCATCAACTAAATTAGAACTAATCATATCTTTTAATCCTATCATTGTTATACATTGGCGTCTAATTCTACCTTTATATCCATTTTCATTCAAGTATTCTACTAATTCAGCTGCTCTTAATAATTCAACATTATGTTTTTGACCATAATCAAAACTTATAGCTGTTACTTGATAACCTTCATTTAATAAACGCAATAATACAGTAGAACTATCCATACCACCTGATAGGGATATTACTGCTTGTTTATGACCTGATAATCTTGGGTGTTCATTTACATCGTGATTATTTGCTTCTTCAAAATTAAATTTTAATTGCATATTTTTTTATTATTTTAAATTATTTATTTTTCTAAACATAGATACATTCCAATCTAATGTATCAGGATGAATATTTTCACCTCCTTCTACATTATCTCTCATATTTGCTGTTGGTTTTGAAAATAAACCATGTTCATCATACCACACTTTTTCTAAAGCTGCCATAATTGGATTTGATGTGTCTAATGATTCTATACATTTAATCCCCCTATACCAACTAAATTCTTGGGGAACAGAACATCCTAAAAGATGTACTCTATCGTTTTCTGTTAGAGCTTTTTGATTATATAATGTAGTTATTACATATAATCTACCTAAAGCTTTACCTAAATCTTTATTAGGATGGGGACATATATCATTATAATAAGAAGCTCCATATGAATAAGCTATTTTTTTATAACCTAATTTTTTATATTCTTCTGTGCATATAAATGCCTCATTTAATGTTTTTGCTTGTATAACAGCAACTTTTTCTACACCCTCAGGCAATTTTACATTAACCCATTCTTTTGCATTATTAATACTACCTTCCATATCTTCCCAAACATCTGGAACTATAAATTCGTTAGGATTTAACATTTGTATCCAATACATTAACCTATCTGTGTCATAAGCTTTACCTAATTCATGTAATGAGTTGTCCATTATAGTATATCTACTCATAGCATCAGCGGATAAAAAATAATGTTTATAATCTTCATTTTCATCTAAAAGATGAGGTAAACAATAATCATAATCATTAAATAATTTACTTTTTTCTAGAAGATTAATTGGAACTTCATGACTTACTTTTATCATAACTTTGTATTTTAAATTTAATATAATAAAAAGCCTGACGGAAGCCAAGCCCACCTAAAAGGACTGTAAAGATGTTTGGGTGCCAAGCATCACCGCAAAATCCTAAAGCATGTTTCAAAAATTCAATCATTGTGTTTATTTAATTTATCTTTTCTTATTTTAATATTACGAATAATTTCAAAAAAATCCAAATCAAGTAGATTTTTCTTTTCTAATTCTTTATACTTATCATATTTTTTATTATAATAATCTTGATTCATAATTGATTTAGCTCCATGACAAGATTTACATAATAATTGATAATTATCAGGATGTTCTGCATTACCTTGTTTATTCTTTTTAGCTTTAATGTGATCTACATCATATAACATAAGAAATCTACTACCTGGTAATTCTGGGTATTCTTTTTTACAATTTCTATTACAACGTTCACAAACAACAGGCTTACCACTTAAATACTTTTCCCATTTATATAATTTATGAAACCACCCATTTCTAACTGCCATTCTAAGACCACCAGTACAAATGGAATTATGATCTATACATAAATCACTCCACTGACCATTAGTATTTTTAGAAATTGGTTTATTACACCAAGGTATTTTACATATTTCTTTTTCCCTCATATACATGTTTTACAGTTGGAAATCTTAATGATATACCCCCTTTATCGTTTTTAGTTTCTTCAAAGTACTGTACAGTAATTAATTTACCAACAATAGATCCATCCATATATTGTAATCTTTGTTCTTGGGTCCAACCACTGCCAACTTTTACTCTATGACCTTTATGTTCAATCCATACTTGTGATAACATTTCAATAGTTTCTGATTTACCATCTCTAACTACTTCATGATTATCAACATCATAATCTACAACTATATATTCTGCGTCAAAAAATTTTTTAACTTTAACTAAATTTTTACTACGTTTACCTTCATAACCTACATCTTTTCTTAACATAAATCCTTCCCAATCATTTTCAGCAGACATTTTACCCCAATATTCAAAATGATCATCACCTGTTATTTGGAATTGATCTAAACGACGTATAACTTCCATATTAACAGTGCTACCATTGTACCAACTTCTTAATGTATGTAATCTTTCTGATAAGATTTCATTACCTTTATTACTATCAAAATCAGGTTTATGAATCATATCAAATACTACAAATACAGGATTTTTAATTTGATGATCTTTACGTCTAAGTTGTTTCATTATACCTTGAAAGTCTTCATTACCCTCTTCATCCATTAGACAAACCTCACCATCAAATACAGTATTAATTATATTTGTAGCTTCAATAGCTTTTTTTACTTTATTTAATGTAGTTAATTCTTTACCCATTCTAGAATAAAGTGTACATTTACCTTCTTCATCTACAACAGCCTCACATCTAACTCCATCCAATTTTCTAGATGCATACCAACCATCATTCCAATCACATTTACCTTTATATTCTTGGGCTAATGCTACATTAAATTCTGGAATTAAACCTGGGAATGCTTTATTAATTACTTTAGCACCTGTTCTAATTTTAAGATCTTTATCTATAATATCATAAATAACATCCCAATCAACATTTTTAGATGCAAACCTATTAATCATTTTAATAGCATCATGACCTGTGGCTTTTCTATTAGTTAAAATATCTAATAAACCAAACAAAGTATGATTACAATGACTATGTAAATGAATATTTTTCTTACATGTTTTACTTGTAACATGATATTGCTTATAAGGATTATAAGTATACTCAAGTACTTGTTTAATAAAATCTGATTGTTGTTTAAGTATTTCTACTTTTTCATTGCTACTAGATGTAGCTCTCATTTGTTCTACAAAATCTTTTACTTCTTTCATAACCTTTATTTTATAATTTGTTTACCGTAATTAAAAATAGCCTGTTCTTTTAATTTTGCTTCGATTACAATGTCAGGCTCTAAACCATATGTATCGATTTTATCATAAATAATATCTGAATGCGCTTGTGGACGAATTGATTCATCTAATTTTTCTTTTCTACGACTTTCTGAATAATGACAACATTGTGTGACACCTTCAGGCCAAGTTCGTGCAGCCATTTTTAGTGCTTCTTCCTCAGTCAAGTTACCAGTGTTAAATTTATGGTGAAAATAATCAAATGTAATAGGAATACCAATTTCCTTATAAACTCCATGATATAAATCATAAACGGAGTATTCATTTGGACTATCATCATTTTCAATAACTAAACGTTTTTGAGTATCATCACGAAGTGAATAAAAATTCATACAAAAACGTTCTAATGTTGATTCTTTATCACCATACGCACCTCCAACATGAATATTAATTTTATTGTAAGGTGATGGTTCAAAGCCCATCATATTAAATTGCTCACTATGACAATTTAATTCACGAATAGTCTTTTCAACAACTTTTTGATTAGGGGAAGCTAAACAGTTATAAGGACCTGGGTGCATTGTGAGACGTTGTCCTGCTTGTGTAGCAATATTTCCTATATGAAACATTCTATCACAAATTTCATCATTATCCTTTAAATCAGACAATTTATAATCATCAGACCAAGGAAATATTTGTGATGATAACCGAAATAATTTAATACGGTGTTCATTATTCCATTTAACAATTGTTTCAAGATCTTTAACATTAGCAAGGGCTAATTCAGAAACATAATCTAAACCTTTTGCTTCGAATGTTTTTCGACGCATAGTTCGATTTGTCATAATTCTATTTGCACTAAGTCCTGTATTAATACATGCGTAACCTAAATTCATATAATTTTATTTAATTTTATTTACCAATTTTGTACTCCATTATAAATTTTAACTCCAATCCACCACATTATCAAGAAACAACCAACTTTTGGGTTTGCCAAAAAACAAAAAACAATAATTGCTAAAGTAGCGATTGTGTAATTTTTGAAGATATTATTTAATCCATAAAGAATACCTGCTATTGCTATCCATGTTATCATAACCTTAATTTTTTATTTATACCATGAATATACGAAAGATATTTCAGGGAGCCAAATTTTCTTATGGGAATCTTTATTAAATTGCAGGGACTCCTGCCATTATTTTTGTTAGTCTTTTACCACCAATAGTTCTAGTATACCAACCATTTCCTGCTTTTGAAGGATCATCAGGGTGTTTACCATGCCATTCTAGTTTTGCAGATTTAGTAGGACCAATTATAGTACGAACTGTTTCTTCGTCATTAACTGTAGGTGCACCACCTACTTCTACATAAGCTCTATGAGCTGGGCCTGATACTTCTACATAATTTCCTGTTATATTTAATTCTGCTGTTTTTTTAGATAGTAAATTTTTAATGTTACTTTTTACCCCATCATGTCCTATTCCAGTATGTTTAGTTCCAAATTGGGTTTCTTTACCAAAAGAAGCTACATCTAACTCAGGATCATCATCTATATCAGCTACTGCCCAATAAGTTAATGAAGGATCTAAAATATCATCTGCTGATTGGATTTTAACATTGCCCCCTATAGACTCATAAGCGTTTTTAATTAAAGTGTAGATATTATCTTTTACTGCTTCTAATTCTGCTTTATTAGTGATTTCAATGTATTTACCTTTAGGGTATTTAACATCTTCATCATTTTCTAATAATATGTCTATTAATTTAATCATGTTACCACTTTCTACAAGACCAATATCTAGCTTTAGTTTTAGGTCCTGGGTTATCACAATTATGTCTTGCGCGGAATGCTTTTCTTCTTTTAGGGTTATTTTTCTTTATATTCATTCCTTTAGCCCCAAATTCTACTTTTTTAACTTTAATAGTTCCATCTGCATTTTTCTTACCAGAATTTACATATACCTTAAACTTTTTACTATCACCTCTCATAGGTTTATTTAATGTAACTGTTCTACCTTGGTATTTAGCTTCTTGAATATTTTCAGGTATACATGTTTCTCTTAAATAATTTGCAAATTCTTTTAAATCGCTTTCTCTTACTATTTCAACTATTCCTTCTTCAAACCTTGTGTTATCTCTTTGAAGATGAACACCATATTCAACTCTATCACCGTCTTCTTTTTCTAATTTTTCTGCATGAGCTTTTGCTCTATCTTTAGGTGTTTCATAATCACCATAAGATACCATAAATTCTCTTCCTTTAGTCCATCCTCCTTTTTTAACTGCTTCTGGGGCAAACGCTGGGTACTCAGGATCAAATCCTCTTTTCTTTAAATCTTCAGCATCTTTTCGTCTCCACATAACAATAAATCTATCTTCATTTAATTGATCTTCTTTAACAGACACAAATTGTTTTCCCTTTTTACTACCTCTTGTTTTTTTAGCCACAGTAGCTTTTCTTTCAGCTTTAGTCATATTATTAGCTTTAGCTCTAGGTAAACATCTAGTAGTAGCTTTACCTTTTTTCATAGTACCACATTCACCTGATATATTTCCAGATGTGTTTATTCTTACCCAATCTTCTTTTTTAAACCAATCTCTTAAAGATTCATCAATTGCTTTAGAAATTTTGTCTCTTTTATTTTTTAAGTACTTATCTGTTTTATCTACTTTACCATCATTATTAATATCTTCATCTTCTTTTCCTACAGGATCTAATGCTTCTCCTTTCATTTGTCCTTTACACACTTTAACTGCCCTTCCAGAAAGATAAGCTGATGATTTTTCACCTGCTCTTTTACGTTTAGCTATATAATTTTTACCTTTTTTGCATAGTTTTTCTACTATTGCATCTACACGTTTTAATGATTTTGATAACTCCATTGTATATTATTTTAAAGTAATTTTATGACTAGGAGAATTTTCTCCTCCCATTGTAAATATTAAATTGTCTTTAGCCATCATAAAGGCTAAATCTTTACCAAATTTTTGTCTATCTTCTATTCTAGAAAATGATTCATTTCCTGTTCTATCAGCCCAAATTTGCCACCATCTAGTTACTATTTCCCACATTTTACCCGGACTATCCATTACTGGTAGTATTTCTTTTTTATAACGACCTCTGTGTTTATATGCCCATTTTTTATAATCTAAATAAGCAAATTCATTTGGTGAATCTTGAGGAAATGCTATGCCTGAGTCTTTAAACAATTCTAATAATTTAATCATGCTTTATTTATATGTATGTCCTGAATTAGCATTTCTAGCTCTAATTTAGCTGTTCCTATAGAACCATCTTCTAAATACTCTTGAATATATCTTAATTTATTGTATAATTCTTCTCTACTCATATTCTTTTTTCATTTCTTGAAGAATTTTTTCTACTAATTCTTCTTTATTTAATCCTTCATTAAAAGGATTGTACTTGGCTGCTGTTTTTTTTACCCATTTTTTTGCAGCTTTCCAAGCTTGACATCCAAGTCCACAAATACCCTCATTTATAATTTTATCAAGTCTTTGTTCTTGGAATTTATTTAATTTGCTCATTAGAAGACATTTTGTTATACATATCAACAAAAACGTCTAAAGGCACCCTATGACCCATATTTTTTTCAACAACAATTTCTAAATCATTCCAATCACCTTTTAACATTTGAAGAGTAAGATCAGGAACAATAACATCATCTTTTTTACCTAAAACAACTAATCCTTTTAATTTTTCTGTGCCTGATCCTAGCCCATCTATTTCAATAGATCTACTATGAATAGCAGGATTAAAAACTAAAACAGGAATTCCAGTATGAGTTGACAATGCCATAGCGAAATAACCACCCATACTAGATCCTATTAATAAATCAGGTTCTTCAGTTTTAACATAATCTAACCACTCTTCAAATATATCTTTTTGAGTGTAATCCATAGTAGGAGCTTCTAGAAAATCAACTTCTTGATCTAAAAACTCCACTTTAATCCCCCCTTGGGGGGATTCTAATCCGTGGAAATATATTACTGATTTTACCATATTTACTTTTTTATTAATAAACCTGGTGAGACATTGTATTTTCTATCCATTGAACCTAATCCATCTAATCCTTTAACTACAATATTTTTATTATTAATTTTTATAACTTCAAATTGATCATTAGGATCAACTTTTGGGGATTTAATTCCAACTATATCACCTACATTAAAATCATTTTTACTTAATCTAGGAGTAGCTTTACCTACTCTAGCTGTTAATTTAGTTCTTAATTCACTAGAATCATATCTAACATTACCTAAACTAATAGTAATACCATACTTCTCTTGAAGTGGTGCTAATAAATCTTGAATTTCACTATGAATTGATTGAACTGTTTGTCTATTTAACTCTGTCATAACCTTTATTATTTTTAATATTATGCCATGAATATACGAAAGGGATCCTGGGTAGCCAAATTTTTTTGCAGAAATCTACCAATATCTTATACTTCCTCCATCAGGAGCTGGTTTTTCTTTTTTGTTTTGTGACTTCCATGCTAAATTATCTATAGGTTTTTTTTCAATTATTGATTTTTTATTATCAACCCCTTCATTTAAATCTTTTTGAATTTCTTTTTTAGTTATTAAAGGTTTTTTTTCTTTTTTATTATTTTTTAAAGTTTTTTTTTCCTCTTTATTTTTAATTTTTCTTGTAATTTTTAACAGTTCTTGTTTAGGAGATTTATTTAATTGGGCAAAAGCAAAATTAGCAGCTACTACTAAAGCAATTGCTAAAGGGTCAAATACAAATATAATAGTTATTAATAACCAATTAATTATTTTATCCATAGGAGTTCCAGTTAACCCTGCTAAATATTTTAATGGTCCTAATTCTCCTGATATATTTGACGAATTTGATACTTCTACTATTTCAGTTTCATAATCAAATAATTGTGAATTTAACTCATCTAATTTAGTATTAACTACTGTTTGTCTTTCAATAGTTTGATCTAATTGAGATGTTAAAGCTTTACGTGTTGATGAAGATTGAGTTGTAATTACATTACCTAAAGTGTCAGTATATTGTATTACATTGTTGCTTAAACCATTTCTTAAACCTGTTATGGATTCGTTAATACTAGTTTTTTCTTCATTATATACTATTATTTGTTCTTTTATATTATCTCTTTTAGTTACAATTAATGCAATTTGGGCATCTATATTACCGGCTAATGCTGCTGTTTCTTGGTAAGCTGCACTTAAAAATCCATAAATCCCCATTGAAGTTATAAGAATTAATACTATACAAGCCGTAGTAAGATATATTTTTAACAAAAAGGGTAGTGTTTTTCTATATTGATATAATAAAGATGCAATTACTAATTTAGCAATTTCTAAAGAAGCTGCCATTATAATAACTGCAAAAGTAGCTCCTGCAAATAATTTACTAAGACCACTAACGGAATAGAATGCTGCTGACCCTGATACAGCTAAAGCCGAAAGAGCTATTATAAAGGGAAATACTCTTTCTTGTATTTTTTTCCACATAACTTTTTTTAATTTAATTAAACAATATCCTTAGACTCTAAAAGAGTATAAGTAAAATTATTCCCCCATAAATCTCTAGCTTGACGACAAATTTTCATAAATACAGCCCAATCATCATTAGCTGCTATTACTTGACATCCTGCAGACCATTTATCTACTTGTGAAGATTTTTTACCTTCCCATTTAGTAGCTCTATGAATGTTAATTCCAAATAATCCTTCTTGTACTGATTCTTCTAATAAATCATATTTGTCATCACGATTATTATCTCTATAAACTTTTACAGGTCTTTGTTGTCCTAATGCTTCATATTTACCAGCATGTAATCTTATTTTATGTGAACGTCTATATTGACCTGGTTTAAGTATTGCTACTCCTTCTTTTCTCATTATATTTTCAACCCAATGAGTTCCTGGGTCTGTTGTACAGTCAAAGCAATGAAAACACCACTCACCATCTACTTTGTAAGATAGTGTAAGCTTGTCATCAAAAGCATTTGTTACTTTATCAGCAGTCTCACAATTTCGGACACCTACGATATTTACATCATAGTCCCCACCATCAAACCAAACATAATTTTTGGCTTTTACTGCTTCTTCAATTTGTTCTCTAGTATACATTTTTGTTAATAGATTATTTATTTATAATTTCTCCTTATCGGTTAGGAGCCCAACCTTATTTATTTTCTATTTGCAAATTTTTCTAAACCAGCAATACCGAAACAACCCAGTACTACCATTACAAATGAGTTATATATACTATCATTTATTACTAAATCTCTACCTGCCCATCCTGTTATTACATCAGCTAGCATTACTATTACCATTATTAAAAAAGCACAAAATCCTATTATACTTTTTTCATTATACTTATTATCATCTTTAAATATATCCCACATTTTTATTGTTTTAAAATTGTTGTATTTATTATTTCATCTTCAAAACTTATAATCATATTATACATACCCGAAGGGTAATTAGACATATTAATTTGTTTAGCGTCCTCCTGTGATATTACTAACTTACCCATCATATCATATATTTTAACATTTACTTCTTTTATACTTTGAATATTTAAAATATCTATAATAGGATTTGGATAAACTAATAATTCATTTGAATTTTCAATTAAATCAATAGGCCATCCTAAATCACAATAATTATATAATTCAACACAATATGAATCCCATTCTCCTTCACAACATTCAGTATCAATTGATATTACCCAAGCAAAGCATTCATTAGGTAGCCAATATGGTTCTCCTGGTCCTCCACTACAACCAGCATCATAAACACAACTTCCATCATCTGTATTTGCTGTTAAACTATAATTGTAAGCACTTACATCTGTACATCCAGTTAATACATCTATACATCCTCCTGAGTCTGTATTTGCTAGTGGATCATAATTTATTGCTTCTTCATCCATACATCCTATTACAACGTCTATACATGAGAAATCTTCAACATTTGCATCTGCATTATAGTTAAATGCTGCTGGATCAGTACAACCTTCAACTATTTCAATACATGAATCATTATCAACATTTGCTTCTGAGTCATAATTTAATGCTGTTGGATCTGTACAACCATAAACTATTAATATACACGAACCATCATCTGTATTTGCTAATTCATTGTAATTAACTGC